AAACGGACAGCCGCAATGAGACGGCAGAAAGGAAAGACCATGATCAAGGTTTACGTCAACAACCGTGGCTGGGTGATGATGTACAGCGGCGGGGAAATCCACTACACGAAGCACAAGGACGGCGCAAAGCCGTTTCCCATCGGGGACAAGCTACTTGAGCGGCTGCGCATCCAGATCGAGCATACCATCATGTGCCACTACGACTTGGTACGGGCGTAAACCAACAAACACATTCTATCCATTCCGCCCTGCCCGTCAACGTGATGCTTGCTCTTGTGGGCGGCGCTGGGGCATTCGCTTTTTCATTCATCCTCAGAAATGCCTAGGTTCATCGGTTCAGAAATACTGCTCATCCTCCTTTCTTGGCCTTACGGCGGGGGCGGGCAGCGCGGAGTGGATAGGGAAAGGAAGGGACCCATGACACCAGGTGTACAGATCACCGTCGTCATCTGCGCGACGGTGCTGATCCTGACGATTATCGGACAGCGCAGGAAGTAAACAAAGGAGGCGGCAATGCCAAAAATAGGACGAAAGACGGCGGAGCAGAAGCGGGCTGACGCGCTGTATGCGTTTATCCGCTCCGAGTGCGCCAAGCAAACGGATGTGAAGAACATCACGGGGCTGGCGAGGGCAATGGGGATCAGCTATCCCAATCTCCGCTACGGACTGGCTACAGGGTCGATATCGGCCCTGACGATGAATCAGATCATTCACACGCTCCACATGGAGCCGGATGCAGTAGCGAGGTTACACAAGATATGAGAACAAGAGACACGATCACGGGCGCCCTGATCCTCGGGGCGTGCCTTGTGGCGGGGGACAAGCTCTGGACCATCGCCCTGGCCGCGGGGATGATCCTGGCGGCGCTGGCGCTGCAGGGGGTGCATCATGGCAAGCCGACACAATATCCCGCTGAGGAGGCGTAAGCGCATGGCGATAGGTTGGTTGATCGTCTGCGTCGTGCTGTTTGTGATCATCCTAACGCTGGCGCTGTGCAAGGTGTCCGGGGAATCCAGCGCGGCAGCGGTGGAGTATAGGCCAGCCAGCGAGGAAACCACCATCCACCCGCATGAGCCGCAGGCAACTCCATGCCCGGACATTTACTTGCTGGCGAAGATCATGCAGAAGGAAGCTGGCGTTGACTGGCCGGATTGGGCGGTTATGTGTATCGGGGAAGTGGTGCTAAACCGGGTGGAGCATGAGAGTTTTCCAAACTCCATATCCGAAGTGCTTTATCAAAAGAACCCCGTGCAGTATGCCCCTGTATGGACAAGCTCGTGGGGGACAATGGAGCCGGAAGAACAATACATAGACCTTGCGCGGCGGCTTCTGGACGGTGAGCGGGTGCTTAAAAATCCTGATGTTATTTGGCAGGCGTTATATCCACAAGGCACACAAACTATTTTGACCTACCACGACAAGGTTTTGAACACCACAACATATTTCTGCGAATAAAACGAGCGGCCCCGGATGCCGGAAACATCCAAAGGCCGCAAGGTAATGTAACTACCGTGATTATAGCACGGTGAGAAAGGAAAAGCAATGAGAGATGTACCGGAGCGGCCCGTTGAGCCGCCCGCCGAAGAGGAACCCATCGAGCCGCGCTGCCCCATCTGCTGCAAGACTTGTGACACATTCCACATCGACAAATACCACGAAATCGTGGGCTGCGAGAACTGTCTCTCAGCTGTGGACGCTTGGGATTGGGTGTATGTGTGATGAAAAAATATGCAAAGGATATGAACTATGCTGAGCGCCTCCGCCACTATGAGGAGGAAAAGGCCCTGTTACAGTCCATGGGGCTTGACCCGTTTGAATATGAGCGGCTTTTGCAAAAGGCTGTGAAGAAATGGAGGGTATAGCGTGGCAATATTAACGCTCGTATATGGTCAGAGCGGCACAGGCAAAAGCACGAGCCTCCGCAATCTGCCCCACGACAAGACGGCGGTTATCAATGTGAGTGGAAAGCCGCTCCCGTTCCGAAATCCCATGAAGACGGCGAAGACGGATGACTATAACAAGATCACCGCCTTTATCCACGGAGATGATGCCCCGCCCATCATCGTGATTGATGATTTCACATATCTCATGACAGATGAGTTTATGCGGAATGCAAAGGTACAGGGCTATCAGAAATTCACCGACCTGGCCTTGAATGTCTTCAACCTCATGAAAGAGTGCATTGCGCTCCCGGAGGAAAAGACGGTGTATCTTCTTGGCCATTCGGAACTGGATGCCAACGGCAACGAGAAATTCAAGACCATCGGCAAGCTGCTTGACGAAAAAGTCACCCTTGAGGGGCTTTGCACCAACGTCCTAAAAACCGTTGTGAAAGACGGCAAGTATTACTTTTCCACCCACAACAGCGGCATGGACACGGTGAAAACGCCCATGGCGATGTTTGACCAGGATTACATCGACAACGACCTTTATGAGGTCGATAAAATCATCCGGGCATATTGGATGATGCCCGAAGTATAACAGGAGGATCCACTTTATGAAACCCATCGACCTTACCAACGTGCAGGAGGCCGGGAACGGCGTAAAGCTCCCCGCCGGCGGCTACATCTGCCGCATCGGTTACGCAGAGGACAAGCCCGAAAAGAGCTATATCCTCGTGCAGTATGACATCGAGGATGGAGAATATGCCCACTACTACGCTGACCGCCAGAAGGCTAACCCCACATGGGCATGGGGCGGCACCCTTTACAAGAGCTATAAGCAAGCGGCGCTCCCCATGTTCAAACGCTTCTGCTCGTGCGTGACCAAATCCAATCCTGGATATCTGTTTGACGGCAACACCAACGCCGATGAAAAAACGCTGTCCGGGAAGCTCATCGGCCTGGTGCTGGGTGAAGAGGAATACACCGGGAACGATGGCACCATCCGCACACGGCTCTACTGCGTCACCGAAAAGACCGTTGATGACATCCGGGCCGGGAAATTCAAAGTCCCCGATAAAAAGACCCTGGCACCCACGTCCAGCGGATTCACCGATATGGGCGGCGGTGACGATTCTGACCTGCCTTTCTCCTGATCCTCATGACCATCATTGAGGACACCCGACAAAAGCCGGGAGAGCACACCATCAAAAATGACGGATTCCACGAGCGTGATATCCGGGTGATCCGCTGCAAGCTGCCGTTTGGGGACTATGCCAACGTCCCCACGGTGGCGGTGGACACAAAGCGCGACATGGACGAGATCGCCGGGAACATCGGAAACGACCATCGGCGATTCTCCAACGAGTGCAAGGCAGCGAAAGATGCGGGATGCAAGCTGTACTTCCTGATTGAAAACCGCTACGGCATCCGCACCGTGGATGATGTCCATTTGTGGGTCAATCCTCGGCTGATCCATTCGCCGAAGGCCATCACGGGGGAGCGGTTGGAACGAGCCATGAAGACCATGCAGGAGCGTTATGGATGCACTTTCATGTTCTGTGAGCCGGAGGAGGCCGCAGGGATTATCCAAATACTTTTAGAGAGGGGATGAGGATGCTTGACCGGAATCCACGAAGCGGCGCGAAAATACGCCTCCGCTGGCCTCGCCGTCATCCCCGTGAACCCAAAGACAAAAAGCCCTTACACAAACCACGGATCCCACGATGCCAGCAGGGATCTGCGGCAGATTGATCTCTGGTGGAAGACCTTCCCGGATGCCAATGTCGGCATTGTTACTGGGCAGGTCAATGCCGGCCTTGTTGTCATCGACCTGGATGTGGATAGCAACAAGGGCATTGACGGCATAGCAGAGCTACGAGAGTGGGAACGCCACAATGGAAAGCTCCCGGACACATGGAGAGCTATCACGGGCCGGGGCGGAGCTCATCTATACTACCTCGCGCCGGGCGATGACGTCAGAAACCACGTCAAATTCCTTGACTGCATCGACGTCCGAGGCGAGGGCGGCTATGTCGTGGCGCCGCCATCCGTCCACCCCAATGGAAATCTGTACTATTGGGAGGATGACCCGGACGATTACGACCTGACCACCGCTGATGAGAATGTGAGGCGGCTGCTTCGAGCCTGTGAACAGAGCGAGGTTGCACCGACCTCCACCGGGCGGGGAGGGGAGTTTATCATCCCGGCCACGACCTCCGAGGGCGCGAGGGACAATGACCTTTTCAAAATCATCTGCTCCATGCAGGAGCGCGGCTATTCCGATGCCCTTATTGAGGCGGGAGCGCTGGCCCACAATCGGCAGAACTTCAAGCCGCCATTAGAGGACGATTACGTCATCCAGAAGGTCAAGTATGTCCTGGGCAAGTACAAAAAGGGCAAGCCCATCCTCTACGATGAGGACGGCGAACCTGTTGACGGCTGGCATGAGCCATTCATCAAGATCGCGGACAACGGCAAGCCCATGCAGACCATCTCCAACATGACCGAGGCCATCGAATTTGACAAGGCCCTGTTTGGGAAAATCCGCTATAACGAACTGGCATATTCCGCTTTTGTCTACGGCAACCTCCCCTGGAACAAAAGCACCCGCGAACGCGAATGGTCAAACTTCGATGATACGGAATTGCGGGAGTACATTGAAACGCACTACGGCCTAAAGAACAAGGAGCAGTTTATAGCTGCTTTTAACAACGTTGTCTCGCACCACCGCTATAATCCCGTCCGGGACTACCTGGAGAGCGTTTACCAGAAGTGGGACAGGAAGGTGGGCCATATTGCAAAACTGCTCCCCAAATACCTTGACGTTGAGGACACACCATACCAGGCCGAGGCCATGAAACTGATGATGCTGGGCGCTGTCTGCCGCATCTATGAGCCTGGTTGCAAATTCGACCATGCAATGATTATTGTGGGCGACCAGGGCGGCGGCAAGTCCTCATTCGTGCGGCTGCTGTTCCAGAATAACGCATGGTTCACGGACAACTTCAACACCATCGAGGGTGACAAAGCTGCCGAAAAACTCCGGGGGATGTGGGGCGTGGAGATAGCAGAATTGCTAGCGCTCAAACGCTCCAAAGAGGTTGAGAGTTTCAAATCCTTCCTGACATCCACCTCTGACATCTACCGCGCACCATATCAGCGTATCACAGAGAACAGGCCCCGGATGTGCGTTTTCTTCGGCACGGCAAACGACACGCAATTCATGACCGACAAGACAGGCAACCGCCGTTTTCTCCCCATCCGGGCGCGGACTACCCAGCACAACGCCAAACTGCCGACCATGCAGGACGATTTCGGGCGGGATGTAACCCAGGCGTGGGGCGAGGCCGTGGGGATCGTCAAAAAGGCTATGAAGAACACGGGCCGCATCCCCGACCTTGTATTGCCGCCCGCCATTCGCGAGGAGGCCGAAGTAATCCGCAATGGCTATGTGGAGGAGGATGCCCGTGTGGGTATCATCCAGGAATGGCTCGACACCTGTCACCTGTCCCGTGTCTGTGTCCCTCAAATCTATAAGGAGGCGCTGGGCGGGGAGCCGTCCAAAATGATGCCGCAAGAGACAAAGGCCATACACCAGATCATGGCAAACATGGCGGGGTGGCAGCGGTATCATGCAAATAACGGGAAGGCGAAAATCTCACCTTATGGCGCTGTTCGATGCTATGAGCCGATTCCCGGATATGTCAATTTTGAGGACATCGACCCTGAAGACGAGTTGCCAGATGGTTTCTAGCGGCTACCGCGGCTACCGTTTGGCTACCCTAACGGCTACCGCAAAAACCTAGTATTATCAATGCTTTAAGCCCTCTGGTAGCCGAAGTAGCCGTTAAAACAAGTAAAACAGTATAAATATAAAATATATATACATAAGGAAATCAGCGGCTACCCGGCTACCGCGGCTACCATGAACAAGGAGGATAAATTATGGACGAAAACGCAAAATTTGTAAATGAGACTGATTATAAGTCTCTGTGGAAGTACAGCTATGACGAATGCGAGCGGCTGAAGGAAACTAACTCCGCGCTAATGGACAAGATCGAAGACCTTGAAAGGGAGCTTTCCGAAGTTCGGCTTGAGCTGACTGATACCGATGGACGCAGAATGATGCTGGAGGATCGAGTGAGCAATCTGCAAGGCCAGGTCACGGCGTATCAGTACGCTATCCGCTATCACATGGCAGGTGACGCGCAGTGATTCAGGAGTACATCAGCAAGACCTGGCTGCTCCAGAACACCAACACGGGCATGAGCGTGACGGAGATGTTACAGGCGTTCATTGACGCACCGGTGGTGGAGTTCGACACCGAGGAGCCGCCCCGCCATGGAAGGTGTAGACGATGCAAGCATTATAGAGGCGGCGCAGATGATGCCATTGCAACGTGTGATTACTGGCCGGGATTCGTTAGCAGCGGTGACTGGTGCAGTAACTATAGCAGATCGGAGGGAATATGACAAACGAAGTAAAAAGTGTGGTTGGTTATGAAGGTTTATACTCCGTAGACCGTCACGGGAATGTCACCAACGACAAAACAGGGCATCGGCTGACCCCGTGTAAGAATTGTTGGGGGTATATGAATGTTTGCCTTAGGAAAAATGGCAAGGGAAAATCCGAGAAAGTACACAGAATCGTTGCAAATGCGTTTTTGCCGAACCCATTGAATAAAAGGGAAGTAAATCACATTGATGGTGATAAATCGAACAACGAATTATGGAATCTTGAATGGACTACTCCAAGCGAAAACAGGAAACACGCGGTCGAAACCGGGTTGATTCCGCGAAGGAAAATACGGATCGTTGAAACAGGAGAAGTGTATCAATCTGCCGTTGAGTGCGCTAAACAAATAGGCGGGTCTTTTGGGAATATATACCATTGTCTGAACGGCGAACGCGAAACCCACAGGGGGTATCACTATGAGTATGTCGATTGACGAAGCGATTGATATTCTGCGTCACATTGCAGGAAGCTATGGAGACGTCTCAAAATACCACAATGCAATTTCCATTGCCATCGCTGCCCTAGAGCGTGACAGGTGGATAAGCGTGGAGGAGAGGTTGCCGGAGGATAACGAAGCGGTCAATATCGTGTGGATTAACAGAAGCCCGGTTATCTATTACCAAGACATAAAAGACAAACCGCAGTCGGCAACAGGCGTGTATTACTTGGGTCAATGGTATTGGTGGAGCGCTGTTGTACAGGACTATCTTGCAGAATACGGCAAGTGGGATTGTGACAAGATGGATGATGCAATAGAAGTCACCCACTGGCGCGCCTTACCGGAGCCGCCGAAGGAGGACAAACCGTGAAAGATTATGAAACATTGATTATCCATCTCCGAGAGTGTGCGAAGTATGAAGGTTCCGACAACACGTTCAGCGAAGCCGCAAATGCTATTGAGGAGCTTTTGGAGCGTGACAGGTGGATAAGCGTGGAGGAGCCGCCCGATACAAACCGCTTTGTGTTGGTTATGAACGATGACGGGCGGTGCGGAGTAGCGCAGTATGTCGGGGATGATATCGCCCCGATAACGCCGTGGCAGATTGCTTACTGCCTGTATGACGTTGACACATGGGACGATGAGGAACAAGGCCCGGTCTGCTGGTGGAGAGAGTTGCCGGAGCCGCCGAAGGAGGACAAGCCGTGAGAGTGCTGGTTGCCTGCGAAGAATCTCAGGAAGTATGCAAGGCGTTCCGAGCGCTGGGGCATGAGGCGTATAGCTGCGACATACAGGAACCGTCTGGAGGCCACAAGGAATGGCACATAAACGGTGATGTTCTGAGAGTCCTTAATCCAAGTCCGTTGCCATTGTCTGATAGTTGCGGTATTTGCTTTGTCACAATGGACGGCAAATTTCACAAGGTCGATAAATGGGATTTGATAATCGCCCACCCGCCTTGTACCTACATATCGAACGCGGGCGCACGGTGGCTGTTCGCTGGCGGTGAACTTAATCAGGAACGATACAGAAAAGGCTTGTCCGCAAAGGATTTTTTCAAGTCGTTTTTGAACGCAAACTGTGACCTTATTGCCGTAGAGAATCCTATCCCATCCAGCATCTACGAACTTCCGCCGTATACGCAGATAGTCCAGCCGTATGAATACGGGCATCCGTGGAGCAAGAAAACGTGTCTGTGGCTGAAAGGACTGCCGCCGCTGGTGCCGACTGATATTGTGACGGATTATAAGCCGTTCGTATCGTCTGGAAGCTACACAAAGACACATGACCCGAAATACAAAGGAGCCAGCCGTAAAGGTGGCAGCGCACGAAGCCGAAGCAAAACATTCCCAGGCATCGCCCGTGCTATGGCTGAACAATGGGGCGGTATCGTGCCGCCGAAGGAGGAAACATGAGCGAACAAGACTTCATGGACGATATTAGAGACTTGATCCATTCCGCTATGCTTGGACTGGATTGTGATGAATACGAACGCCTTGCGGAATATGCGGATGAATGTTTCCGTGGACAGGCATGAGGAGGCCCACAATGGAGAATGACTTGAAGCCATGTCCGTTCTGCGGGGGCGAGGTCAAAATTGAGTATGTTGTTCCAAAAGAATTTGTGATTGTTTGCGAGGAGTGCGGAATTGCGGCACTCCCGGCGAATGAGAATCTTTGCGGTTTGGACAAGTTTATAGACAGATGGAACAGGAGGGTAAACGATGAATGACCTGATAAGACGGAGCGATATTGAGCGGGCTATGGAAAGCTCCGGTGTGACAAAAGGGTTTGCGATTAGGAGATTGATTGCCTCCATCCCCGCCGTGGACGCTGTGAAGCGTGGTGTTTATGATCAAGTGGCATGGGAACGAGATACTGCGCTTGCTCAACTATCTGTTATCGGCAAAGGTCTTGGTGAGAAAATGGATGATGTGGCAAAGGTGGTGCGTTGCCGGGAGTGCCAACACTGGAGCATACCTGATGACTCCTATGGCTGGTGCGCTGGATTGATGTGCACTGTCGGAAACCCCGACTTCTACTGTGCCTGTGGACAGCGCAGAGAGGAGGAACACAATGCGGTTGATTGATGCGGACGCGCTAGAGAAATCTGGTTGGTGGCTCATAAGAGATAACAGAAACCAATCTATCGCACAAACCTACGAAACCAAGGCAATAGACGCTGTTCCTACGGTTGATGCCGTCCCTGTGGTGCGGAAACCGGTCAAGGGCTATGAGGGCTATTACGAAGTGGATTGTCTTGGTCGAGTGTACAGCCTTGATCGTGTAATCTCCGTGAATGACAACGGGCGAGTGTATGATAAGCCTATTGCCGGGAAGGTAATGGGGCAAACGGTGAAGTCTAATGGCTATAAATCCGTTACACTTACCAAGGATGGGAAATGCAAAGCGTTCTATGTGCATCGGCTTGTTGCTGAGGCGTTTATTCCAAACCCTGACAATCTACCAATGGTGAACCACAAGGACGAGGACAAGACAAACAACTTTGCCGAGAATCTTGAATGGTGTACAAACGAATACAACGTCAATTACGGAACAGGAAAGAGCCGGAGAGCAAAGAAGATTCGTGGTCGTGTCAGTCCACACGCTGTTCTTGTTGAAGCGTTTGGAGAAAGGCGGACAAGAAAAGAGTGGGGCGAGATGTACGGGATTGACCCCGAAACACTGGAGAGAAGGATAAAGCGGGGATGGCCCGCAGAAAAAGCCATAACCACGCCGCTTATGAAGAATCAGTATGCTTTTCGAGGTCTGCGCAGAGAGGACGGTGACGCATGAACATAAACGAGTTTTCCAGAATAATAACATCGTTCCTCGGCATCTGGTTTTCCCTCATTTTTCTGTCGCTATTGGCGTTTAACACAAGAGTAACTAAGTGGACGTGCTTTTTGGAAATACCTCTTGCGTTGATGATAACCTGGTCCATTTGGAAAGAGGACGGTGACGGGGATGGCTGAATACGATCCTGACGAGTTTTTTAACCGAAAGCCACCTAACAACGCTGACCGTGTTATTAAGGAGCAGTGGTATGGTGCTCTTTTCAAACGCACGAACGCAGACCGCATCAGGAGCCTTTCGGATGAGGAGTTGGCAACATATCTGTCTTGCTTATTCACGGCACAATACCACATTGGAGCCGATCCTCATGTTTGGCTTGACTGGCTCAAAGAGGATGCGAAAGAAAAGTAAATTTTTTTAGAATTTTTCGCAAAAACGACCGACTTTTCTCTTTTAAGGGTTAGAGAGGGATTCTCTCAAATAAACAAAAGGAGTTTTATCATGGAAAAAATAACTATCAACGGGGTTGTTTGCACAAGAGAAGGAGCAGAAGAAATCCGTAAACTGGCGGAAGAATTTCTGGACGGTGACAACAGCCCGGAAGCGAACCGTCTGAGACGAAACATCGCGAACAGCACAAAGCTCTTTTTCGGTCAGGAGGAACGATATGGCAACGATATGGATTCCCGAAGGATTTGATCCAAATAAACCGCCAACCAACTTCGACGCGATACGGGCTATGAACGCCGAGGAACTGGCGGCAGAGTTCATTTATCAGTTAGAAATTGATGATGATATCATTATGGGCCACATAGAAAACATCATTAACACGGCATTGGAATATGAGTTGAAACGAAAATATTCTGGTGTCGGAGATGTTATAACTCAGGCCGTGAAAGAGTTGGTGTATTCCAGAAAAGACGAGATCATTGATATGGTGGTAGATCGTGCCACCCGTGAGATTGTGAGGAAGGGATTGCCGAAATTGATTGCTCTAAGGGAGGATGCAAATGGCGGTGCTGATTCGTGATATGGATATGCCGCAATCGTGCGCTGAGTGCCGTTTCTGCGTTGACAACTGGTGCTATGTTGTTCCGCCAGAACAGAGACAGCCAGCCGTGAGCATTTCGGGGAAAACGTGCTGGTGCCCGCTGGTGGAAGTCAAATCCTCCAATCTGTCCTCGGACGATTTGCGGCTCCTGGTGGAGGCCGGTTTTGAATAAGCGCGCCAAGTGCTCCCGCTGTCGGTATGGACGGGTGGTCGATCTTGGCGAAGGCGGAGAGATGCTGACGGCTTGCCTCTACATACTCAAGACCGGCAAGCGCAGGCCATGCCCTGCAGGAGATAAATGCACCGAGTATAAGACCCGGGGCAAACGGAATTTCACCGAGGGTTGGTTCGAAGGGAAGTGATCGTATTGACGACAAAAGAATGGTTAATGCGTGGGTGGAAGCTAAACCGGGAGATAGACAAACTCATAGAGGCGCGGGAAGCATACAGGGCAATGCTGACATCCGTGACGGCTAACCCTTCCGGGGATGTTGTCCAATCCACCCGCGGAATACGATCATATCATGTGGGAGATACAAACCACCATTCACAAGGTCAGAGATTCGCGCTATAGGCTGCTGCTGCTGGACAGATACACGCTATTCAAAACATGGGAGCAAATCGCCGTGGACGAGTGTTACAATATCCGCCATGTTTGGCGGCTTCACGGCGAGGCACTCAAGGCGGCGGAGCCGATCGTAAAGGAAAGGATACATGAGGAGTTATAGTGATTTTCTCAAGTCGAAAGAGCTGAGAGCGGAAGAGTCCGGCTTTGAGATCGACCTGGACAGCATAACGCCGTATGCGTTCGACTACCAGAAGGATATTATCGCGTGGGCCTGTAAGAAAGGAAAGTGCGCGGTGCTTACGGGATGCGGGAGCGGGAAAACGCTCATGCAGCTGGAATGGTGCAGAGCCGTCCAGGAGCATACTGGCCGTCCCGTCCTCATCGTCGCGCCGCTGTCCGTCGTGCGGCAGACACAGGGAGAGGCCAGCAAGTTTCAGATCGCGGAGGTCACGGTATGCCGGAAACAGGAGGACGTTACGGACGGCATAAACATTACCAACTATGAGATGATCGAGCATTTCGATCCGGCGGCGTTCTCCGGGGTATGCCTGGATGAGTCGTCTATCCTCAAATCGTACACGGGGAAATACCAGACGATGCTGACGGATATGTTTTGCAAAACGCCGTACAGACTGCTATGCACGGCGACGATCGCGCCGAACGACTATACGGAGATCGGGACAAGCTGCGAATTCCTCGGCATCATGAGCCGGACGGAGATGCTGGCGACGTACTTCATCCACGACGGCGGGGACACTTCCAAATGGCGGTTAAAAAAAGCCGGAGTCAACAAATTCTGGGAGTGGTTCGCAACGTGGGCTATCTATTTCAACTCTCCGAAAGACCTAGGCTATGAGGGAGAGGGATACGATCTCCCGCCGCTGAACATCCATCGGATTCTGACAGAGAGCCAGCCGGAGGAGGGGACGCTTTTCGTTCAACTCGCGGAGACGCTTGAAGAGCGGAGGGAAGCGCGGAAACAAAGCCTGGAAGATCGGACGGATCGGGCGGCGAATCTGGCAAACGCGACGGTCTATGAGCAATGGCTGATATGGTGCGACTACAACGATGAGAGCGCCGTCCTCAAAAAGAAGATCAACCGTTGCGTAGAAGTCAAAGGCTCGGATGAGCCGGAATTCAAAGCACAGGCCAGCATCGACTTTGCCGACGGGAACATCCATGCGCTGGTAAGCAAACCGTCGATATTCGGTTTCGGTTCCAACTTCCAGAGCTGCCATCGGATGGTATTCTGCGGCCTGTCCGACAGCTATGAGAGATTCTACCAGGCGATACGCCGATGCTGGAGATTCGGGCAGAAAAGTCCCGTGGACGTGTATATCATCCTGTCGGAGAAAGAGATGAACGTCCTCGATAATATCAAGCGCAAACAGAAACAGATGGACGAAATGCAGAAACAGATGACCGCGCTCATGAAAGACGTGACACTCGCGGAGATACGTCATACGACGCGGATCACAACGGAATATGTACCGGGAAAGGATATGGTGAAACCCGCATGGATAGCATAAAGATTCTGGATCAGTATATCGACGACCATTGCGCGATCTACAACGCCGATACGGTCGAGGCCATTCGGATGTTCGGAGACAACAGCGTAGACATGGAGATTTACTCTCCGCCGTTCTCCAGCTTATACACCTACTCCAACAGCGACCGCGATCTCGGTAACTGCAAGAATGACGAGGAGTTCTTTGAACACTTCCGATTCATCACGGAGGGACTGTTCCGAATTCTCAAGCCAGGACGAATCATGGCGGTACATTGCATGAATCTTCCCACGTCGAAAGAGCGGGACGGATATATCGGCATCCGGGATTTTCGAGGGGATCTGATACGGGCGTTTCAAGATGTCGGATTCATCTATCATTCGGAGGTCTGCATCTGGAAGAATCCCGTGACGGCCATGCAGAGGACAAAGGCGCTCGGTCTGCTGCACAAGCAGCTCAAGAAAGACTCCTGTATGAGCCGGATGGGGATTCCCGATTACGTCGTGTTCATGCGGAAACCCGGAGAGAACCCGGACAGGGTAACGCATACGAACGAGACGTTCCCCGTCGTGGACTGGCAGGAATACGCCTCTCCGATCTGGGACGAGCTGAACACGCCTGTATGGTGGGACATCAATCAGAGTGATACACTCAACGCCCGTATGCCGCAGGACGACGAAAGCGAAAGGCATATCTGCCCGCTCCAGCTCCCGGTCATCGAGCGGTGCATCCGGCTCTACTCCAATGAGGGCGACGTTATCTTCACGCCGTTCCTCGGCATCGGCTCCGAAGTCTACCAGGCGATCCTCATGGGGCGAAAGGGTATCGGCATTGAACTCAAAACCGCGTACTTTGATGCCGCCATAGAAAACATCAAGAACGCGGAGATGATGATCCAGCAAACAAGCCTGTTCGACTGACCGACAGATCTGAGAGGGGTGAGTCCAATGCAGAAGTGAACCGTCCGCGCAGTTTTGACACAACGGGAACGCCGTGACCCGTTAACCAACGGCAAACTATTTTCAAGGCATGAAGTTGCCAGAATCTATATCTAGTTATTGCGTCTGAAAGAGAGAAAGAATAATATAGGCCACTCGCCCATTACGGGCGGGTGGTTTTTAACATTGCCTAGTATTTCATACTGGAAAACTGGTAAAGTGTATACTGGGCAAAGCCCAGTATGACACAACCACAATGTGCGGCTAATCATGTCAGTAGAATGTCATAGAGAATAAATCGTATAATGTAACATGGGCAAAGCCCATGAGGTCAAAGACCAGAATTGAGGTGTATTATGCAGGATAGACTTTGTTGGGTATGCGGCAAACCGGCAACGGAAACGCCAACAAAAAGCGACAACATCTTTTACTCAGACGTTCCAGAGACACAATACAGAGCGTTCTGTCCTCGGTGTGCTTCTGAGTATATGTCAAAGCGCAACAGCGATAAGACCTTATACTTAATCATAAAGACAAGGCTGATGATAGAAAGAGCCGTGCGGCTTCTAGAACACCAGCCAGTCAACATTGATGATTACAGGGACGCTATTCTGAAGGCGACAGAATACTTTTCAAATCATCCGAACAAAGCTGATAGCGCTGACGAAATCCTGGCGGCGATTGGATTGCTGAATGAAGGTGTTCACTTCCAGATGCAAGCAAAGGTTGGCAAGCGCACCGTGGATATTCTGATTCCTGGAATTAAGACAGTGCTTGAGGTGGATGGGGAACGTCACGCTAATAGGTTGTATTACGACAACGAGCGCGACAAGGAGATTCTCAAAGACCTTGGTGATGGATGGGAAATCGTCCACATTAAGACAGAGTACATCGAGCAGAACGTCAAACAGCTTTACAAAGCGGTGACAGTAATTCGCTCAAACAAGCAACTTCTACGTCAGCAGAATAATGGGGAAATCCCGGAAGGCTTTTCAAAAAAAGCAAAAAAGCCAAAGAGTCCTCGATATGGTGATGAGTTGTTGCTAGATTAAGTTAATAGGAGGTCGGGTTTATGTCCCGGCCTTTTATTATATTTCGTGCGAACGGAGTGCCTTAAGTGGCGGGAGGCCGTAGCAAATGCAGAGGTGGGAGCGCTATGGCAAATGATTTTTACACGGGGGAGAAGTGGAGGCGGAAGCGCCGTGCCATCCTCAGACGGGACGGGTATCAGGATCAGGTTATGCGGAGATACGGAAAGGCGGCAGAGGCGACAATCGTTCACCACATCTTTCCGCTTGACGAATATCCAGAGTACCGATATGCGGACTGGAATCTTATCAGCGTGAGTATGGCAACGCACAACCAACTGCATGATAGGGAAAGCGATGAGCTAACAGATATGGGTGTGGAGCTATTGCGGAGGACAGCAAGAAAAAACAACATTCCTATCCCGTATAAATACGTGGGAGCAGGATAGCCCCCCCTCGCGGGAGAACGTGAGCGGCTTTGCGCGTTGGCCTGGGTTCCAACATTTCCAAGTGCGCGGCTTGATATATAAATTTTTTGAAGCAAAGGGGTGATTATCATGCGAACTCTGCCGGATACGGCGAAAGATATTTTTGATACGACGGTTGAGCGCATGAAATCGCTTGGAGTGTATCGGGAAGAGTATGACGGGCAGATTGAAGTGTATTCGCAATTATGTGAGCAGTACATTGTTATCACGGATCGCTTTGAACACGGCGGCTATAAGGTGCAGACAAAGAGCGCACAAGGAGGCATGAAGAAAAGCCCTGTAGTGGCAACGCTTGAATCGTTGCGGAAAGACATTCTCGCATATAGTGACAGGCTTTGCCTCAATCCAAAGAGCTTTGAATCGCTGGGGATCGCGGCACCGAAGAAAAATCCACTTGCGGAGGCATTGAAGGACCTTGGCGGCTAAAAGCTATAAGCAGATCGCCGTGCAGTATGCCGAGGATGTAGCGGAGGGCCGTGTTGTCTGCGGTGCTGAAGTTGTGCTTGCCGCCGAGCGCTTCCTATCTGACCTTGAGCGTGATGATCTAACGCTCCATACACGGGAACCGGATTTCGTCATCGGCATTATCGAGCGAATCATGGTCCATAAGCAGGGCGAAACCCTAGACGGATCACCGCTCATGAATACGCCCGTCATTCTTCAGCCGTGGCAAGTATTTTGTGTGTACAATGTCACGGGGTTCTATTACAAGGGAACACAGGAACGCCGATACAAAGAGGCGTTTATTTTTATTCCCCGTAAGAACGGCAAGACGCTGTTTATAGCAGCGCTGGCGTTTGGTCTGGCTTTGCTGGAGCGCAAGAGCGGCGCGAAGATATACATTGTCTCCGCATCGCTGAAACAGGCTTGCGAGGCGTTCAACGATATTTTATACACATTGCGGTATCACGGGCTGATTGAGGTTTTCCGAGTCCGGGACAATAATGCAGAGCATTCCATCCACTACGAATTCACGGATGATGCCGGGAGGCCCTGTGGAAGTCTTGATATTGAGGCGCTTGCATCAAACCCGGATGCACAGGATTCCTTCAACTGCAACATTGCCATAGCGGACGAGATGCACGCATTCAAAAAAGCGGCTCAATATAACCGCTTCAAAGAGGCTATGAAAGCCTACACAAATAAGTTGATGATTGGCATCACCACCGCGGGCGATGACATGAACAGTTTTTGTTATAGGCGGCTTGATTACGGCGTGAAGGTGGTAACCGGCACTGTAACGGATGATTCGCTTTTTGTTTTTATATCCCGCGCTGACACGGATGAAAACGGGGATTGTGATTACACTGATCCAATCCAACACCAAAAGGCAAACCCGTCTTATGGCGTTACCATTCGCCCAGATGACATTTTGCAAGAATCTCTCCAGGCGCAGAACGACCCGCAACAGAGAAAAGACTTCCTGTCCCGTTCTTTGAACATCTACACATCCGCAATGCGGGCGTGGTTCGACATCGAAGAATTTCGGCGCTCAGACGCTAAATATTCCTGGACGATTGAGGAGCTGGCCCGCCTCCCCGTGGAGTGGTACGGAGGCGCGGACCTGTCCCGGCTGCATGATCTTACGGCGGCGGCGCTCTATGGCAAACACGAGGATGTGGACATCTGCATCACGCACGCATTTTTCCCGGTTGTAATGGCGCATAAAAAAGCGGACGAGGATAATATACCACTATTTGGCTGGGCTGATGACGGATGGCTCACAATGTGCAATTCTCCAACCGTCAACATTTCTGATGTGGTCAACTGGTTCGTGTCCATGAGAAACATGGGGTTTAAGATAAAGCAAGTAGGGCATGACCGAAAGTTCGCCGGGGATGAGTATTTCCCGGCCATGAAAGCCGCGCATTTCAACATCATTGAACAGCCTCAGTATTTTTATTTAAAATCGCAAGGATTTCGCCATATCGAAAAGGCCGTCAAAGACGGTCTATTTTATTACCTTCATTCGGAGGCATATGAGTATTGTGTTTCCAACGTGCGGGCCGTTGAAAAGACTGATGATGCAGTCCAATACGAAAAGATACAGTCAGAGCATCGAATTGATTTGTTTGACGCTTCGGTTTTTGCTTGTATCCGAATGATGGAAACCGCAACAAAACGGGCAAAGGCCCGCAACTGGTGGGGGGACAAATGAACCTTAAAACAATATTTAGAAAGGGGCAGAGGAGGGGCGCGACAACGGGCGTTGCCTATCTGGTGACGGACAGTGATTCCATCTGCGTTCCCGGCTATACGTCCCTCGACAAATGTCCGGAGATCATCGCAGGGTGCTATGCGATTGCAAAACTGATGGGCAGCATAACGATCTATCTCATGTCGAACACCGAGCGCGGAGATGTACGAATTGTCAATGAGCTTTCCCGCGTTCTGGATATTGAGCCGATGCCAAACATGACCAGGAAAACGTGGATGGAGGCAATCGTTATGAACCTCCTTCTGTACGGGCGCGGAAATAGCGTAGTTTATCCACGAACGCGAAAGGGCTTTCTCCAGGACCTTGAGCCCATTTCTGCCGACCGTGTATCTTTCCTGCCGAGTGCAAACTACCGGGATTATTCGGTGCAGATAGACGGAAGAACCTATTCAACAGATAGAGTTTTGCATTTTGTCTATAACCCGGACAAGCACTATCTCTGGAAAGGCATGGGGGTAAATGTTGTTCTCCGGGATATTGCAAACAACCTCAAACAGGCGGCGGCAACAGAAAAGGGCTTCATGGAGAGCAAATGGAAACCCTCACTCATCGTCAAGGTTGACGCGCTTGTGGATGAGTTTTCTTCCCCGGAAGGCCGGAAAAAGTTGCTTGATGACTACGCACAGAGCGGAGCTGCGGGGGAGCCGTGGCTGATCCCCGCCGAACAATTCAGTGTTGAACAGGTCAAGCCGCTGACCCTTGCCGACCTTGCAATCAAGGACACCGTCGAGCTGGACAAGCGCACGGTGGCGGCGGTGCTGGGTGTCCCTCCGTTTCTACTGGGCGTAGGTGAGTACAACAAAGAGGCGTGGAACAGTTTTGTTCAGAACACCGTCCGGCCTATCGCTATCGGCATCCAGCAGGAGATGACAAAGAAACTGATCCTGTCCCCCAAGTGGTATGTCAAGTTCAACGTCCTATCGCTGATGGATTGGGATCTCCAGACCATCTATACCGTGTTCGGCGGCTTGTCTGACAAGGGAATTGTCACCGGAAATGAGGTCAGAGACCGTATCGGCATGTCTCCGATGGAAGGTCTGGACGATCTCCGCATATTGGAGAACTACATTCCTAGTGACATGATAGGAAATCAAAAGAAGCTGGTGGGAAATGAATTTTAAGCCAAGTTGCCCGATGGGTAAATATGAGAGCGGTATGAAAATCCGGTGCACAAAGACGGGGAACCTGTGCGGACACGTTTATTTCAAGCGCTGCAAAGGTTGGTGGGTAAACAGCGACCAGGCAGCGAAATGCCCGATAAAGGAGAAATCATGAAAACGCTTATCGCTATACCCTGCATGGACATGGTAAACGCCCTGTTCATGAAGTCTCTGCTTGCTATGGAGATGGAGGGCGAGGTTGAGGTATCTCTTGCCATCGGATCTCTTGTCTATGACGCAAGAAACCAACTGGCATACAAAGCCGTGAATAACGGTTTTGACAGGGTCCTGTGGCTTGATTCTGACATGACGTTTAACCGGGATCTGTTCAAGAGGCTCTCTGCCCGACTGGATGAGGGCGCGGAGTATGTGAGTGGGATTTATTTCAGCCGAAAGCGACCGATTGAGCCCGTCATTTATAAAACCGTGGGCATGGACGGTGAAACGCCGCAAGCGATTTCTTACAAGGACTATCCAAAGGACGCAATTTTTGAAATCGAAGGATCCGGTTTTGGCGGTGTGATGATGACCTCTGATCTGATCCGAAGGGCGGCGGGGAGCTTTGGACTTCCGTTCTCGCCGATAACGGGATTTGGCGAGGACTTGAGCTTTTGCCTCCGAGTGTCCAGGCTGGGCGTTCCCATGTTCTGTGACAGTTCCATCAAACTGGGACACATCGGACACATCGAAGTAAATGAAAAAACCTATTTGAAAGGTGGGTTATAAATGAACATGAGACAGGTACGGAGTATTCCGTCAACGTTTACTACCCGTGAGGATGACGGCAAACTCACGATCGAGGGTTATTTCGCCGTTTTCAATTCCATGTATGAGATTGCACCGGGAATGACAGAGAGTGTCGCTCCTGGTGCTTTTTCTAGGACGCTGAGCAATGATATCCGCGCCCTTGTGAACCATGACACGACGCTTGTACTTGGAAGGACAAAGGCCCACACGCTTGAACTGCGCGAGGATGAACACGGACTATGGGGGAAAGTGACGGTCAATCCGAACGACCGAGATGCTATGAACCTGTACGAACGTGTAAAGCGTGGAGATGTGGATGGATGTTCTTTCGGGTTCAATCCCGTTTCCGAGGAGACCGACCTCCGGGAAAACGGTGATGTGCATTGGACGATCAAGGATGTGGACTTGTTTGAGGTGTCCGCTTGTACGTTCCCCGCTTACGAGGAAACAAACATTTCTGCCCGTTCTACGGAGGCCGCTGACATCCGGGCGAAGTCTCATGAGGCGTGGCAGTTGCGAATGAAAGAGAGGCTAAAACATGGCACTGAAAGCCCTGCTTCTGAGAAAGAAGCTGGATGACGCGAACAAGCGTCTGGAAGCCCTCCGTGCTAAGGATGCCGATTTCAAGACCCGCGAGGCCGAGATTGAAACCGCCATTTCTGAAATGCCGGAGGACGCGGACGAGGAGACCCGATCCGCTGTGGAGGAATCCGTTTCCGCTTTTGAAGCGGATAAGGAAAACCACGAAAACGCAAAAGCCGAACTGACCCGCGAGATCGAGGGCCTGGAGGCTGAACTTGCCGCCGAGGAAGAGAATGACCCCGGCGAACCCGCCCCCATTGAGGAGCCTAAACACGAAGAAAGAAAGGTGGAAATGAAAATGTCCATTCCCGAGACCCGCGCTAAGATGTTTGGCGCTACCGCGCAGGAGCGTACCGCCCTGTTTGCCCGTGATGACGTTAAGGAATATCTGGACGAGATCCGAACCTGCATCAAGGAGAAGCGGGCGCTGACCAATGTTGGCCTGACCATCCCCGAGGTGTTCCTGGGCATCCTGCGCGAGAATATCACCAATTACTCTAAGCTCTACAAGCACGTCAACGTCCGCAACATCGGCGGCGAGGGCCGCATGATCGTCATGGGCACAATCCCAGAAGCGGTGTGGACTGACTGCTGCGCGAACCTGAACGAGCTGGACCTCTCCTTCAACGATGTCGAGGTGAACTGCTGGAAAGTCGGCGGCTTCTTTGCTGTCTGCAACGCCACCCTGGAAGACAGTGACATTGACCTGGCTTATGAGCTGATTTCTGCTATCGGACAGGCTATCGGCCTCGCGCTGGACAAGGCCATCCTGTACGGTGCTGGCACTCGGATGCCCCTTGGCATCGTACCCCGGCTGGCTCAGACCGAGCAGCCGTCCGGCTATCACGCGACTGCTCGTACTTGGGAGGATCTTCACACTTCCAATATCAAGACCACGTCTTCCACGGGCGCTGCGCTGTTTGCGAATATCGTGCTGAATTTCGGTGCGGCAAAGAACAAGTACAGCCGGGGCGAGATCGTTCACGTTATGAACGAGACTACTTATACCTACCTCATGGCCCAGGCAATGAGCATCAATGCGGCCGGAGCTATCGTCAGCGGCGTGAACGGCACCATGCCTATTATCGGCGGAGTGATCGAGATCCTCGATTTTGTCCCTGACTACAACATTGTATCCGGCTACTATGACCTTTACCTGCTGGCGGAACGTGCCGGGCAGAAGTTTGCCACTTCCGAGCACTATCGCTTCCTTGCGGAACAGACTGTGTTTAAGGGCACTGCCCGGTATGACGGTGTACCCGCTATCGCGGAGGGATTTGTCGTGCAGGCCATCAACAACCAGTCTGCCACTACGTCCATGAACTTCCCCGAGGATAACGCTAACAGCGTTCAGTCCATTGCTCTGAACACCACCACGGCCTCCATCGCGGGGACTGGCACCGTCCAGCTCGTGGCGTTTACCTCCCCTGGCTCTGGCACAGTGACGTGGACTTCCGGCACCACTTCGAAGGCCACTGTTTCCGACGCTGGCCTCGTGACCGGCGTTAGCGCCGGAACGTCTGTAATTACCGCCACCTGCAACGGCCTGACCGCTCAGTGCACCGTCACGGTGACCTGAGATGTATGTGGTGATAAGACGGTTCAGCGATTCGAAGGACGGCAATCACGTCTATGAGATCGGAGACGCTTTCCCTCGGGAGGGCGTTTCCGTATCTAAAGATCGGATCGCGGAGCTTTCCGGTAACGAAAACGCGCTAGGTGCGCCGATCATTAAGGCGCAGAAGACAAAGAAAAAGGACGAGTAAAGGCGGTGCGGCATGACAGAGGATATCTTGCTGGAAATGCTGAAATTCAATCTCGAAATCATCCCGGAAAACACGCTCGTTGATGATTACCTTGAGATGCTCATCACATCCGCACAGCAGATGATAGCCCGCGAGGGGATCTCGCTAGGGGATTCCATGGAGGACGGAAATCTGGTCGTTATGTATGCGGCGTATCTGTACCGCAAGCGGGCCGAGGATAACCCTGTCATGCCGCGGATGCTCAGATGGGCGCTCAATAACAGACTGTTCAGCGAGAAGGTGAGCGGAAATGTTTGACGCGGGAAAGGTTTCTATTTGCAATCTGGAGAACAAAGCCGCGCCGGGGCGAATGCCCGTCAATACGCTCGTCCCTGTGGCCGTCGCTTACTTTGGCGAGCGGACAGTCGGTTATAACCGCTACTATGCGGCGCAGGGCGTGAATCAGCAGATTGACTTACTCATCCGGGTGTGGCGTTGCAATGCAGTCAAGATCGGGATGTATGCGGTGCTGTCTATGTCTGAGAATGACGGGCAGTATCGCATAACTAACGTCCAGCATCTCCTTGACGATGACGGACTAAAGGTTACCGACCTGACCCTCTCACGATTGGAGGAAAACTATGACGTTGCAACAGAAACTTGAGCGGATAGGGACAGCGCTGGTGGATGGCGTTGGAAACAATGTCTATCACTACTGGAGGCCGAACATAGCGGCTCCGTTCTGTGTGTGGGCCGAGGACGGCGAAACGATCCCGATGGACGCTGACAATCAGAAAGTGGAACAGGCTATTGTCGGGTATGTGGATTATTACACCAAAACGGAGTATGACCACATGCTTGATACTGTGCAGGACGTTCTCCGGGGCATTGCGGCCGACATGCCGTTTGGCTGGCGGCTGGATTCCGTCCAGTATGAGGATGATACCAATCTGATCCACTATCAATGGATTTGGAGTGTTGTGTGATGGCAAGAATGACCATCGGCAAAGGCGTTGATGATTACATTGCCAATCTGGACAAACTCAAGTATCGTGTCCCGGAAGTGGCAGGTAAAGCCTTATATCAGGGCGCGAGAGTTGTCGCCGACCAAATCCGGGCGAACATCGAGGCGCTACCCACCGAAGAGCGGAACAGCCGAAACCGGGGACGGCGTAATCCTACCCCGGAGGAAAAGGCCGGATTGCTTGAGGGGTTGGGTATTGCAAAAAAACGCATGGAAAACGGCAATATCAACGTCAAAATCGGTATGGACGGATACAACAGCGATGTCACAGAAAAATATCCGAAGGGCAAGCCAAATGCGATGGTTGCCCGGTCTATTGAGAGCGGAACAACATTCATACAACGGCATCCGTTTATTTCCTCTGCGGTGAGGTCGTCAAAGGCGGCGGCAGAGGCGGCGATGGAGGCCGAGGTAGACAAGCAAATAGCTGAAATCATGGGAGACGGTTGAACCGCCTCCCACTTTTTATGGAGGTAATGAAATGGCGAACGGTAAAGTTTGCAACGGGTTCTCTAAGCCTTTCGTGGCGCTGTACAGCGCTACCAATGGCACGGTGACCTATTCCGGGGGGATTCCCCTTGCCCGTGGCGTAAGAGTCTCTCTGAGCGTTGAGGGAACGTCCGACAATGACTTTTACGCCGACAACGTTCTGGCTGAGACTGATACTCAGTCTTTCAGCAATGGCACGGTTACCCTTACTGTGGACGGCCTCAA